TGGCTATGGCCCGCGGATTCAAAGTGCTCGGCCGCATGTCGAAGGTTCCCGACAACCTGAAGATAGCCGGCGGCATCACCCCGGGCATCACCCCGGTCAGCAATGACGACCTCGATGCCGCAGACGCCTGTGAGTGCGATTGTCAGGCCTGCAGGGATGGCGACTGTGCCCATTGCAGCAATGCCCAGTGCACGGATCCTCACTGCGAGGATTGCCCGATGCAGGCCAGCGCATCAGCCCATCTGACCGAGGATGTTACTAACCATCTGACCGAGGATATCACCGGTCTCAAACGTGCCCGGCTGGCGCTTTCCCGTCGGCGACGCACAGCATAACCAACTCCCAAGTTCAATCCACCTCAGACAGTAGGAGGTGGCACCGCACGCAGCAGTGTCCAGGGGCACCGCGGGCAGCGAAACAGTATTTGCGGTCGGCGACCGTCGTGAGACAGACGCCGTAACACATTCGATGACAGTCGTGAGATAGGCATCGTACCACTAACCAATCATCTACTGCCGTGAGGCAGAAGGAGTACCACCACCATGGCATCTGCCAAAAACCAACGAGAGGCCCTTGACCGCCTCGCATCCGAGATGTCGGATTATCTGGCCAAGATTGACGGCTCCGGCCGCGGCTGGACTTCGGCCGAGCGTGACGAGTATTCCAAGATGGAAGCCGCTTACACGGGCCGCGAAGAAGTCATCGCTGCTCTGGAACGGTCCGATTCCCGCACCAGTGCTCTCGCTCAGCCCCTCAATCCCGGCAGCATTACCGACCCGGCCATTGAACAACTCCGCGATGAGTACCGCCTGACGTCCAAGGCAGTCGCGGACAAGCGGAAGCTTTATGCCTCCGACCCCCACGAACGTGCCTTCGCCAACTACCTGCGTAAACCGACCCGGTTCGGCGACGGCCTCGCCGGTATGGATGGCAAGGACAGCGAAGTGCTCTCCCGCCTGTCAATCCACAATGCGCAGTCGACCACCGGCTCGCAGGGCGGATACCTGGTTCCCCAGGGATTCTCCAACGACCTCAATGAAGCCATGAAATGGTTCGGTGGGATCGAGGGCGTCGTCGGTCAGTTCGAAACCGCGACCGGCAACCCGTTCCCCTGGCCGACCATCAATGACACCTCCAACAAGGGTCGCATCATCGGGCAGAATGTCCAGACCACCGAAACCGACTTCACCTTTGGTCAGCAAACGTTCAACGCCTACATCGGATCGAGTGATTTGGTATTGGTTCCCATCGCTTTGATGGAAGACAGCTATTTTGACTTCGACGGGCTGACCGCACGCCTGCTGGGCACCCGCCTCGGCCGCCTGCTGAACCAGAAGTGCACCATCGGCGCCGGCACCACCGAGCCGACCGGCATTGTCACTGCTGCCGTAACCGCGGGTAACACGGTCACCTTCCCGACGGGAGAAACCGCATCCATCGCCTACACCGACCTGGTCAATCTGGAACATGCAGTCGACCCGGCCTATCGCTACAACCCCGCTACTCGCTGGATGTTCAGCGATGCGATGTTGAAACTCCTGAAGAAGCTCGTTGACGGCAACAATCGTCCGCTCTGGCAGCCCGGCCTGACTGCCAGCTTCCGTGAGGGCGCTGCTGTCGATCTGATCGCCGCGAAGCCGACCATCCTCGATCACCCGTACATCATCAATCAGGATATGGCAGTGCCCGCGGCCAACGCTGATTCGATCCTGTTCGGCGACATGTCTGCGTTCAAGCTGCGTAAAGTAGCCGGCGGCATCACCCTGCTTCGGCTGGTGGAACGCTATGCAGATTATCTCCAGGTCGGCTTCATCGCCTTCATGCGCTTTGACAGCAACCTGATTGACGCCGGCACTCACCCGATTGCCGTCGGCATCCAGTCCGCCAGCTAACCCCACCCGTCCCTGCTGACGCGCTGCTGTGCAATCCATGGCAGCGCGCCCGCGGGGGCACCTAACCCCTAACCCAATCCCAATCGAAAGAGACTAACTCAACCTTATGGCTTCCACTGCAACCAGCTCCAAAATCCGCGTGAAGATGCTCACCAGCATCGTCGGACTGGGTGACGCTAATCCCGCCGACCTCGCCCGGAAATACACCAAACTCGACCGTGACATGCGGTCCAAGACCCGTAAACGCGACGGCATGGACGCGCGTACCTACACGGACGAGCAGATCGCGCACGTCGTCAACGATGAGAAGCGCAAAGATGCCGATGAGCCACGCCGCGGATTCGCAGCCGACTTCGCCTTCAAGCCCGGCGACGAACCCTACATCGATTCCACTGTCGCGGACAAATGGGAAGCTGCCGGACTTTGTGTCGCGCTACCCGCTGACAAGTCCAAAGCCTAATTCCCCATTCACCGGTCACTCACCGGTGATCAGTGAACCCTCACCACTGACCCCGGTCACTCACCACACCCTATGGGCCTCATCCTCATCACTCCGCCGGCCGTCGAGCCCGTTCCCCTCCAGGATCTCAAAGACTTCCTGCGTGTCGACGCCGACGACACATCCCAGGACAACGTCCTCAATGCGCTCTCGATGGCGGCAAGATCATGGTGCGAGGTCTTTACCGCCCGGCGCTTTGTCCAGCAGACGTGGGGCTTGTATATGGACTTCTTCCCGGGTTACATAGACACCAAACTCGCCGGGGCCAAGGTATCCAGCCCGTTCGTCAGCGGATCCAACGCCATCCTGGTGGGGATCCGGTATGCCATCCAGCTGCCCTATCCGCCGGTCATGGCCATCGAATCGTTCACTTATCAGAATGCCAACGGCCAGATCACCAGTATGATTGTCGGTCCGCTGACCATCGGCGGCGTGACCAACCTGCTGAATCAGCCAATCAGTATCAGCACCACGACACCCCACGGACTTCCCTCGGGGGCCACGGTCACCATCGCAGGCAACACTACCCTGCTGGCTCTGCTGGGCGAACAGCCTTCGCAGGTTATCACCGTGATTGACGCCAATAATTTCACACTGAACGGCTCCGTCGGAACCGGCTCCAGTATACCCACCACCGGCACCGCGACCGGCTATAACTACGTGCAGGACATCGTCTCCAATCCCGCACGGCTAACTCCCATCTTCGGTCAAATGTGGCCTATTGCCAGGGTGGTCGTGAACGCTATCCAGGTGAACTTCCAGTGTGGTTATGCGATGCCCATTCCCATGTCAATGGACGGCACCACAGGCGTCATCACCAGCTCGTATCAGTTCCTTGCCACCGATGTGGGGCGGGCCATCTCAGTGCCGGGCGCCGGGGATATCAATGGCGCCACGCTGAACACGGTGATTGCCTCGGTTGCCGGGGGAGTGGGTACGACCCGCGACGTCTCAGCAACCGCAGTGACGACTGTAACGGCATTACTGGTCAATTCACCAAATGCCAACCCATCGCACTGGGAGATGTTCAAGACGGCCATCAAATTATTGGTGGCCCACTGGTATGAGAACCGTGTCCCGGATGAAAGCGACATTCCTATGTCGGTGAAGGCCATTCTGTGGCCCACCCGCGACCTCAGGTTCTGACCCTCTATGCGCGCACACATCATCCAATGGCTGCTGGGCGGCGGTGGAGCACTATTGCTCTCAGCCGCAGCCCGTGCCCTGCCCGCCCCGGCTCCGATGGGCAATCGACTCTATCTCTGGATCTACAATTTCACGCATTGCCTGCTGGCGAATTTCGATAAGGTGATGCCCTAAATGTCCGGATGGAAACCGAACCCCGCGGCATCGTCCGACCAGCGGATGGCGGCAATCGAGGTGATGCTCTGCGAAATGCTGAACCGTCTGTTCGGCAATGGGCAGCCGGGCGAGCTGGACCGCATGCGAGCGGACCATCAGCAGCTGGCACTGCGGGTCTCAGCTGTGGAAAGTGCCAGTGAGCGCACTGGCGGGGCAGCGGAAGAAAAGACCGCCGGCCAGTCCCGCTTTTATGTGCGCGCAACCGTGGTCTTCGCCGCCTGTGAACTGCTCATCCACAGCTCGTGGTTGAAGGACGTCGTGATGGCGCTGATCGCGGGCTGGCGCTGATGCTGCCACCGGTCACGGCGGGAGTGTCGGCGATATGACAAAGCCCACCAATCCGTGGCTCTCGATTGACCCCGGCCAACTCCGTCACCAGATCACAGTTCAGGCGCAGAGCACTACGCAGGACTCGGTGGGCCAGCCGATGCTGACGTGGACGGCAGTCCGTACCTGCTCCGGCGGCCTCAACATCGTCTCCATGCGGCAGGCGTTCGGTGAAGGCCAGCTCACCGCGCAGGAGTCCGACATCTGGACTGTGCGCTGGACTGCGACCGAGATTAAGCCGGGCATGCAGCTTACCTTTGGCGGGAATGTGTGGAAAGTGCAGGTGGTCAGCAACGTACTGCGGCGCAACCTCATCGTGCACCTGCTTTGCCTGCAGCTGAACGCGCAAAGTTAACCGAAAATGGCTCTCGTAACCTGCATTATCCCGACCACCGCAGATCGCGCGGCATGGCTGCCGGATGCCATCGCGTGCATCGAGTCACAAACGCACAAGGACATCGAAATTCTGATAGACGCAGACGCCGGGACTATTGGCGAGAAGCGGAACCGGCTGTGTGCTCGCGCCGCCGGGGAATTCATCGCGCACTTCGATTCTGACGACTTGAGCGCGCCACAGCGCATCGCGGAACAGGTAAAGGCGCTGAATGATTCGGGTAAGGCAGTGACCGCTTACACCGAGGTGATGGCACACGACAACCGCCGCGTCTCGGTTCGCGAAAACGGGGCATGGCGGAAAACTTCGGGCTGGTGGCGATTCGAGCCCGGGGAGCTGATCGGGGCATCCCTTTGCTACCGCCGCGACTGGTGGGCATTACACCGGTTCGAGCCCGTTAACCTGGGCGAAGACAACGGATTTATAGAGGCGGCTTTGCGCGCGGATCAGGCCGTGTCCACAGGCAAGGGGCTGGATTCGTTTTGCATACGGAACCACTCAGGAAACGTTTCGGGGCGGCTCGTAACGGCTGGCAACATATTCACCGAGTTGCCGCACGGCGGGAGCTTCGCGCAGTGCTAGAGACCGGCCTATACACGCTGCTGTCGACCAACGCAGGCGTTTCCGCGCTCGTGGGTACGCGCATCTATCCGGTACAGGGTCCGCCGGACGCACCGACTTACCCATACATCACCTATCAGCCGGTGACTGGCGGCAGCGAATATGCGCTGAACTCAGCCGAGGCCCGGCGCAAACGGATTCAGTTCGATTGTTGGGCGGCATCGGCGCTCGCGAATCTGCAAATTCTGACCGCCCTGCGGAACGTGCTTACCGGCTACACCGGCACGTTGACCGACGGCACCCGCGTGCTGTTCACGACGCGCGAAAACGAGATGGCGAATTTCGACGACAGCCAGAAGGTATACCGCTCGGTCTGTGAATACGAGTTCCTTTTCGTTGAACCATAAAGCTCTGTAACACCAATCTGCGACCGTCGCGAGACAGGCACAGAAATTTAACAACTACCGCCGGGAGGCGGGAGGAGTAACGCAATATGTCTTACACAGGCACACAAGGCCAAACCGGCAACGGCAGTATCTTTGCAGTCAACACTGGAACTGTAACGACTCCGGTTTGGACAGTCATCGGGGAAGCTGTTGACATAACCCCGACTGGCTACGAGAACAAAACGGATGACGGCACCAATCTGCAATCGTCCGCAGTGGAGCGCGTCTTCACCATTAAGGATGGCGGAACTTGGGACTTCACCGCCAATCGCGTATCGACAGACACCGGACAGGCCGCGATGGCGGCCGCGTTCGCTTCGGGCGCCACCACTATGTTCAAAGTGACCCTGCCGAAAGAGGCCGCCCAAACCTCCGTGGGTGACTCATTCGCTTTCACTGCCATCGTGGCTAAGTGGGTGCCCTCGATCAAGGTGGACAAGATCGTCAAGATTGCGGGTAGCTGCGCCACCACGAACGGCATCACGCTGACTGAAGGCAGTTAACCGTGAAACCAGCTATTGCAAAAGCGGTGCAGCCCTCTGCGCCGCTTGAGATAGACGGCGAGACTTACCATCTCGTCTTCAATTACAACGCGATTGCGGAGGCGGAAATAGCAACCGGCTTCGGCTGCAATCTTCTGCATGGAATCTCGGCTCCATCGACGATTACCGCGCTTCAGTTGCGCGGCCTTCTCTTTGCAGCGCTCACGCCCTTGCAGCCGAAAACAACGATGAAGGAGGCCGGCAGCCTGATCCGGCTGGATACAATCCCGGCCGTCCTTCAGGCCATCGGCGAATCGTGGACGCTGTCCATACCGGAGGCGAAGCGAAACCCTCCGGCCGCCGCCGATCCCCCGGACGGCGAGTAACCAATCAGCAATTGTGGGAGAACTGCTGGTCTGCAGCCCGATTCCATCTCGGGCTTACAGATCGGGAGTTTGGGGAACTCACGCCGCGCCAATTCGCCCTGCTGATGGACCGGCACCGCGAAAAGGTGGATCTCGATAAAACGCTGGCCGGGATCGTGGCTTCGGCTGTCGCCAACTTCGGCTACTGTCGCCCGAAAGAAGCGCTTCAACCCGCCGACTTCGTAGGCGGACCAAGGCAGAAGAAACCGCGCGTCAGCAAGAAACAGCAGACTCAGAATCTCCGCGCGTTCTTCATGGCGCGGATCAAAAAGTAATGCCTGAATCCGTCGCACTCACCGGCATCGACGAAGTAAAAGACTATCTCCGCGACCTCCCGCGCGCCGTCGTGCGCGATCTGTTCCCCGACGCGCTGGCGGCTGGCGGTGCGGCGATGGAAAAGGAAGTCCGCGACCGCACGCCGCGGGCTGACACGGAAACCACCAGCGCCAAAGAATACGGGCGCCTCGTTGACGATATCTCCACCAGCATTCACACGGAAGAACTCAGCGGGAGCGCGCTAACCGGCTTCGACAAAACCGGCTTTGTCGCAGTCTTCGTTGAGTATGGGCACCGTTCGGCGGA